TACTGCTGTGTTTGACATTAGAGCCTCTTGAGTTCTTCTGCTAGTTTCATGTCTAGCGGAATCTCCCCCACAGACACCCCATCAAAAATCATCCGCTCATCTATGTAGTTCAGGTACAGCAGCACCGTCTTCAGCGGAGAGTGGATGTCGCGCTCCAATTTGTGAAACAGCATACGGGCTGTGGCGTGTTGACCAAACACATTTCCCATGATTACCAAATGATTCAACAGCAGGATGGGACGGATCCTGCCGTTGCGCGAATACTTTTTCAGCAATCGCTTCACATACTTGATTTTTGAAAGGTCTTCGTTGAACTCAGCCATGCCCAAGCAATCAGGATTCGTGTAGTTTCCCATTGCATAGAGCATGAAGTTGTCCCGAGTCAGCACTTTGAAGTCCATGATATAGGGGCGTTGGGATCACCAACGCATATCGTGCTTTTGCAGGGTTGACTTGATAGCCTTCTGCTTGCCGATCACATTAGCCGCACCTTGGTGGGGGCTTGGCTTCTTGCCCTTCTTGCCCTTTGCAACGGCTTCCTCAACGGACTTGATTGCGCCCTTGTGGAACCGCTTGCCCTTGCCGCTCTTGTCTGCTCTTGCAGCAGTGGGATCTGGTGCGGTGAGCGGAATGCCACCCATAGTCTCGGTGTATTCCTTCATGGGCTTCTTCTTTGCACGGAGCATGGCAAAGTCCTGTGAATCAAGTCGCTTGTTCTTGTTCACATCCAACTTCTTCTGACCGCCGATGAGTGCTTCTTCTACTGGCTTCTTTTTGGAGCGAAGCATCTTGAAGTCCTGTGCGTCAAGACGCTTGTTCTTGTTCATATCAAGTCGCTTTTGACCGCCGATGAGGGCTTCGTCAACGACTTCTTCCTTCACCTTCACGGGCTTGCCCTTGCGCTTCACGATCTTGCCACCACGACCGTACAGATAGGGCGAATCATATTCCTTCGTGTCTCGCTTGATCAAACTGCGCGAGGCACGATCTGCCTTGGCTTCCTGCTTGCGCCCACGCTCCGCAGCCTTGCCCGTCTTGGTCATCTTGGCAGAGTATCCGCGTGAAGCCTTGTCCTCCGCTCTCTGAATCTTGTGTTCCATGTCCCGCTGACGAGCGGGAGTCTGTGCCATCTCTTGTACATCACCTTTGCTTGGATCAGGCTTGCGCTTCAGTACCTTGCCGCCCTTGCCGTACAGTTTCTTGGATCGCGCTTCTGCTGCGTCCTTGTCGTACACTTTTCTCAAGTGTTTTCTCGTACCCTTGGTGCTTTTCGTTCCAACTGTCCCGAGAAAATCCCTCTCTGCTGCGCTAATGTTTTTTCCCATTTCCTTGAAGCGAGCAGCGGTCTGTGCCATCTCGTCAAGGCTGTCTCCGTCATGCTCCACGCCTTCTGGCATGACCGCAATCTGCGGCTGTAGTTTGGCAGTCACGCGATACAGTCCATCTTCAGCAATTTCAATGTTGGCAATCAGCGTAAACTCTTGCAGTCCTGCGGTGGGATTAGCCTTGCCGTTCATCACGACATTGGCTGTGTTGCCGTCAATCCCGTCCACGCGACCAAACAGCGTAACCGTCAGAGTAACAGGACCAGTTCCGCCATCCTGCCAAAGGTATGGTGTCCACGGAAAGTCAAGCATGAGCAGGTTCAGGCGGGTCTTGATGCGAATGAACGCCTCACTGGGCGATTGAAATGTGCTGCGACTGATGGCATTAAGCATAGCGTTGATCTGCGCCATGCGCTCTGGACCAAAATTGACTGGTCCGTTTTCGGTATCAATGCCGCGATTGGGATAGCCCGTGAGGACTTCCTTGTACTCGCTCTCGTTCAGTTCGCTGCGGAATGCCTTGAATCGCTTTTGTTCGCTCATTTGATTTACCTTTTACTCTGAAGTTGTGTCTGAACGGTAGTCCGCATCGGACGCTCGCTTAGTTCCTGTTCCGCTCTTTTTGCGGCGATCAGCCGCCCAATACATCTTGCCTGTCTTCTTGTCCTGTCGAGCCATTGGATTCACGGAAGTCTTCTGTGGCGGAACAGGCTTGCTCATTTCAGCCGATGACTTCGCGTAGTCTGCTTTGGCTTTCTTGAGTTTGGCTTGGGCAGGAGAGCCTTCCCATCCTTCTCTCATGCTGTGTTCAGCCTTGCGCCACTTGTTCAGTTCACGCTTGTTTACCTGATACGGACTGCCTTCTTTGTCCGACTTGCGTCCGTACTTGTGTACTAGTTCAAGATAGTTGATGCGCGAACCACGGGCGTATCCTCTGTCGCGTTCTTTGGCGGTCTTGCCCTTGTTCAGAGCCTTTGAAGCCTTTTCCTTTTCGCGGTCAATCACAGCCTGACGAGCGGGAGTGATCTCCTCGTCCAACTCTTCCATGAATCCAAAGAATGTCTTGCCTTCACTAACACTCTTCCATCCGCCGCCCTGCTCGTTGTACCACTTCACTGCCCAACCATTGGCGTAGGCAGACGGATACACATCAAACTTGGCGCGAGCCTTGGCTTTGGCGCGTGACCACAGTTCAGGCTTCGTGGGCTTGTTCTTTTCCATGAGGGCTTGTGCGTCCTCGCAGAACCAGAACAAGTCCATGCCTTCCTGCGTGGGAACCTCAAACGACTCTTCAACGGTTTCCTTGCCGAGCGTAGCCTTGAACGCATTGAACAGCACAGGCGAACCCGTGATCTTCTTTACCATTGAGTCCATCATGGTGATCATCATGTCGCGGTAGATTTTTGAGGAACCCATGCTCTTTGCCTTGGCAGGAGACTCAAGGGCGCGGCGGGCTGCAAGCACATCCTTCTTCTTCACCAGTCCGCTGCGGAGGAGAGTCTTCTCGCGTTCCTTCTCCACGCCTTCAATCACAGTAGCAGGTTCCTTTGCAAGGGACGAACGAATGGCAGTGTACAGAGTCTTGTTGTTCAGCACACGATCCACCACATCCATGAGGATTTCCTGCATGAGGAGTCGGTACGCAGGATTCTTCATTGCCTTATCGGGGTCGGCAAACAGGGTCATGGCGCGGCGAACATTGTTCTTGGACACCAAACCCATGCGGAGCAGGGTGTTCAGTTTAGATGCGATGGCAGGGGTTTTGCCCATTGGTTCCATAAGAGTCTCCTGTTGTCCCTTTATTTAGATTTCTTCAGATGGCTCGTCATGCGGGGAGCGTTGCCTTTTCCGCTGCGATCCGTTTCAGGTTCCACCCGTCTTTTTTGAATCACGGCGCGTTTCCGCTCCTTCGGAGTCATCTCACCCACCGTTTCGGGGGTTTTGCTGCTTACTTTGTGCAGGGGGCGGCACTTCGGGTACTTGCCCTTGGAGGTGTCGGAGCGACCACACGGGGGATACTGACCCGTCTTGGGGTCTTTCCGCCCACCAATGTTCACCCATTTCTCCTTGAACCACCGCGACAAGTCCTCGTCTATTTTACAAGGAGGGGTCGGGAATATTTTGTTGTGCTTGGAGAATCCACCCGTCTGACCAGGCGTTGGGGGTCGCCGCTTGTACTTGTCGCTCTCCATGAGGCGAACAGCCGCAGCCGAGTACAGGTCTTGAAAGTCAAAGTCTTCTTTACGCACGGTTCGCATTCCTTTCTGCAAATCTCGGAACAATGATCGTGCATCAGATGCGTTTGCGCGGCGAGGCAATCCACTCTTGAATGTCGCCATGTCGTTTGTTGCCACGGCTGCGCGGAGTTTGGATGCACTCATGCCCTGTACGCCTTTTGCGTCCTCGTTCCGTTTGCCTGCGCTCACAATGTTCAGGGATTTCAGTTTCAGCGGCTCCGTAGCCGTAGGCTTCATCATGTCCTTGAACGCCTCGTATGCGCCCTCGCGGTCTTGACCGCCCACCAACAACACATGATCGTATCCCTTGTCAGCAAGCCAGTACAGCATATCCACGGGATTCTTGATCTTTGCATTGTCAATGAAGTTGCCTTCGGGAAAGAATTTTTTGAGATACCCGAACTTTTGTTTTGGAGTCAAGGGATTTTTCTTGGGATCGTTGGTGCGACTGCTGAACATGGCGTGTTCTGCGCCGTGCTTCTTCGCAGTCTCTACCACTTTGTCAACGAGCAGTTGGTGACCAGAAGTTGGTGGCTGAAAGCGACCGAATGCAACCACGATGGTTTTGCCTGGTCGCGCAGACTGAGATTTATCTCTAACCTGTTTTGCCACGGGGATCACCTCCGATATTGCACTTCTGACACCAACTGCTCGTTTACTGTTTCCAAGACTTCTCTACAGTCATGTTGCTGCGCGAGAAGTCAAGGCGATCTACAATTTTCACCGCTTGGTTGGTCAAGCGGTCGATTGCCACGAAACCTTCGGGTGTCGTGACGCGATATCCCTTGCCGTCCTTGATGAAAGTCGAAACCTCACCCTCAAGGGATGCAAGTTTGTCGCGTACAACCAACTTCAACTGCGCGACAGAGTTATGTAGGGCGAACACCCGATTGATCAGATTACGATTCTTCCGTATCCATTCCATCGTGGGTGTTGGCTTTGTGCTTGGTTTCTTCCTTACGAGTGCCGATTTTGATTGCAGGAATGCGATCAGTTGATTCACATCAGCGTGTGAACTGGTAACCCCTTTTGATACAAGAGAGTTGATGTATCCCTTGATAGCCTGCTTCACCCCATCGTTCTTTCCGATGGCGTTGAGTATTGCTTTCAGAGATCCCGCAGTCCGCGTGAGTGATTGGATTGAGGCTTCGATTGTCTTGCGATCCGTTGGGCTGAACAGTGCCGAGCCAGATGCAACACGAAGCGTGGCGTTGTCAAACCACACATCCTTGCTCTTCTTCAAGTACGAGATGTCGGGATTGAACCGCGCACTCATGTCCTGCATGGTGTTGCCTTCGTATGCAGTATGGAATACGATTCCCATCTTGGCTGCACTCATGCGCTTCGCCAAATCACTGCTGACATTCACCGCGTATCTGATGGTGTTTGCTTGGAAAGTGAGATAGGCTTTTCCGTCAATCTTTTCCCGTTGCAGCGTGTCGTGCTTGAACAAGAAGTCACCTTGCAGCACACCGCGCACACCAAGTTTGGACAGATGCTTTAAAGCGAGTTTCAGTTTTTCGTTCAATCCACTTTCGGGGTGGTTTGCGTCTATGTCCGCATTGGTGAAGTTCAGTTTGGGTGTCACATTGAACACGCTCTTCGTTCCCACGAAGAACTTGCCAGTGGACGGATCTGTCCCGCAGAATATTGCAGGTGCGCCGTCCCACTTCACAGTGACATCGTATGCGCTTGGTTCGTTTGCGCCCAAAGCGTCCATCAAACCCGTGATGGACTTCATGCTGCTGACAAAGCCAGAGTATCCGCTGTTCAGCATCTCGTCTTCAAGATGCTCCAAGTGGACATTCTTTCCAGTCTTTTTTACAGCCTCAATCAGATGTTCGGTGAATCGTATCAAAGGCATCCTCCGCTTCCATATTTAGGAAACTTGGAGGGGCTGTTCCTCGCGGTAGGTGCGGATCGCGTCCACCAAATCTTCCACATAGTCGCGGGGATCGGCGGTGAACACCTGACAGCCGCCGTCCTCCACCCCGATCAGAATGGCAATATTTCGCAACTGCTGTCCCGTGAGATCCTGCCACATAAGCGCATAAGCGGTGGCTTGCATGAAATAGTCCTGTATCGCATCCTCAGACTTTGGATAGTTGGACGACTTGAAGTCAATAACAGACGGAACTCCGTCAAACTCACCAATGCAGTCCGTCCGACCAGCGAGTCCCACTTTTTTAGACCAGAGCGGAACTTCAATGGCGAATATCTTGCCGATGCGATTGATGTCTTCCTGCATGGATACAAACAAGTCCGCCTCGCTCGTTCCCGTTGCCTCAGCGAGCGCAGTTGGCGTAAGACTGTTTCGGAGATAGGTTTCAATGATCGCGTGTAGTTTCGTGCCACGGGAGAGTACTCGCTTGGATTCTTCAGGATTGTCGCGCCGCCACTTGGCAAAGAATGCCCGCTTCTTCCATCCCGTGACTGTGGTCACAGACGGAAAAACACCGTCAGGAGTCCTGTATCTCCTGCCGTTCGGGGTTTCAACGCTTTCAATTTGTTCGTTCAGTTCAACGAACGCATGATCAAATGTTTTCATTTTTACTCTTTGGGCTGCTCTTCCACGATCTCGGTGCCTTCAGGCAACTGGTTCGCGGACGGCTTGGCTTTCTCGTCTACCTTCGTCTGATTGCGGTTCTGCCAAGCGTTAGCAGCCTTCCACTCGGGATTGTTCTGCTGATTCTGTTGCAGCCACGCAAGATATTGTCTCATGTTGCTCATCGTATTCTCCTAATAGTATGTAGGGTGTCTGTGCTTATTTATGAAATCATTCCGTCTATTTCACGGTGTTCACTCAAGAAAGCCTCGCAAGCACCCACATATGCAGACGCACTTTGCGAGAATTCTGAAAATACTGCGCGGGTGAACGGGTGTGTGCTGCCGAAACGAACCACTGCTGGCAGCAGCACCGCAGTCACCACTTCCTGAAT